TTTTAATCTTTTATCAATCTCTGCATCAAGTTGTGGATACTTATCACCTAATGCGCCATAAGCTGCCATACCAACAATAGGATTAATCATCATAGGAATAGCAAATGCAATTTTACCAAATACACTATTCATTCTTTTTGATTCACGTAACAACTGTATAGGTGTCATGTTTTCATAGCCAATAGAATAGCCTACTTCATAACCTGCTCGTTGTCTGTCTTCATCATTAAGTTCAGGAGTAGGTGGACCTGCTTGTACTACTTCTTGTATAGGTGTTACAGGTTCATCTGCTCCGGGCGTATACTCAGTATATCCTTCAGGGATAGGGTACACAGGAATGCCACCAATAAATGACACAAGCATATTTTTACCTTCTGCATTTCTATATTCTTTGTAGGATATTTTTCCTTCACCCATTACTGTGGTAAAGTCTAAAGGTTGACTTGTAGGTGGTGTATAGGTTGCACCCAATGCTCGTGTTGCTCCACCCTCTGCCATTGTTACATAACCACCTTCAGCCATTTCAACTTCTCTACCATCTCCAGCAACTACAATTAAATCGCCCATACCAAATGGCATTTCGTCTGGTAGCGTTGCTTCCTCTGAGTTCCCCATCTGACCCATAGCTTCCATTTTTTGTAATCCCATTTTAGCTTCATCTCTTAGCCCCATCATTTTATCTAACCCATGATATCTTACAACGTCTGCTGGCATAACAAATTCACCCTCACTAAGTTTAGCAGGAATGTCATCTCTTACTTCTTCACGTGTACTTCCAACAGGAACTTTATTACCTGATTCTGCATCTATCATACCACCTTCATCTTTAAGACCACCATCTTCAAAAAGTTCTGCTTGTCGATTCATCATGAGAAATTACCTTTAATTGTTTGCTATCACATTATCCCGTAATCGTTGTATATTACGTAGCATATGTATTGCGCCTTGCGCTCTGTGTAACGGGGCTACATCTTCTGTCTGCTCCATTAAACGGTGTTGTTGTTTAATTAGTTCTTCTAAGTAGTTATTGAAGTGGGTCCATTGCTTGGGGTTGTTGACCATCCCCTTGAGCTTGTGGTATATTTCCTTGTCCATTAGCACTAAATCCTTGTTCCTGTGGTAATGGTACTTGGCCTGTGCCTATTGTACCACCCCCTGCTCCTGATGGGTCCATTGGGTTTGCACCTGCTGGTGCGCCCCCTTCTTGTGGAGTTGGAGCAGGTTGTTGGAACTGCTTCATTAACTCAGCTTGTATAGCTGCTTCATCCATATTGTTTGTTACTTTATCAGGGTCTAGATCAAGAGACTTAGCAATCTCTCTAATAATGTATTGAAACTTAGCAAAGGGTGCAAGTGCTGGGCTAGAAGATACTTGCATAAATTGCATCAATCTTTGGCTACGTACTTCATTAGCCATTAGGCTTTCTGTACCACGCGCCCGTACTTCTAAATCACCACGTATAGCTGGGTCAAAGTCAAACTGCATATTAAATCTAAACAGTCCTTCGCCTAACGGTCGTAGTAAATAGTCATCTACATTTTTAATAACATTTTTAATGCCACCTGCAGCAGCACCCATAAGCATTGACATACCAGAAGCAGTACGACCTACTCCTGCTGATACACCTGTTTGCCCATGAGCAAATGATGGCATACCTGTACTCTCATCTGAAAGCTGTCGTGCCTTATCAAATAGCTGTAGGTTCTCTCCTGCTACATTTGGAAACTTTGTACCAAATACAGCCTGTCCGGGTGCGCCACCTTGTCGTCTAAATACTTTTCCCGGATACACAGACAAGTCTTGACCCGGCACTAAGTTAGTCTCATCAACTTCTATAAGTAAGTTACCACTAAGTACAGCATTGTCTACAGCCATACGCATAAAACCATTCATAAGTGTTTGAGTATCGTCCATGTTTTCTGCAATACCTACACCAAAAAATGAGTAAGGGTTTAATTCATATGGCGCAGCCATGTAAGGAATGGTAGCAGGTTTAAATGGATTAAGTACCATACGCAAGAGTTTACCATTACAAATCCATATATTTGCCTGTAGTTCGTCAACTCCCTCAAGCTCTGCAGGTATTTCAATACCCTGCTCCACCAGCATATCATAATCACACATACCCCAATACTCCAGTACTTCATAGCGTTCTATTCCATGCTCTGGTGCGTAGTCAGATAAATCGTCTTCCCAAGATTCTTTTGTATAATTTGTTCCTTGTGCAATAGCATCATCAATTACAGAAGCTCTAAAGTAAGGTCGTCTTTTTAAACCTAGTAATTGAGATCTAGACATCTTATGTCGTTCAATTACAAATTGGGCTTCATCCATATTGTTTGCATCTGGGTCTGGGTAAAAGTTCCATACAGAAACATGAGATACTTGTGGTACAGTTTTAATTGTAGGTGAGTATTCCCCATCTGAGTTCCAGTTTGGGTACTCTTTGTCTACTGCAAATGGTCCTTTCATTACGCCAGTACCAAACAGTGCCATCTCAAAAGCTGTACTACGTAAATGTTTATTAGCACTTGACTCTTCAAGTTGGTCTTGTATTTTTTTCTGCATAGCTTTTGCGGCAATCATCGCTGGGCTAAAAGTTATAGCAGTTGGAGTCTTACCTACACCACCTTTTACACCATCAATATCATCTAGCTTGTCGCCTAATGGACCTAAACTATCTGCTAAAGTTTTAGCTGTAGCTCCTGCAGGTACTTCTTTACCATCACCTTTATATCCATACGGACTTACAGGCTCGTCTAACTCTGAGTTTCTAAGCTGTTCTGGTTCTTTAGGATCAAAATGTACATCTGCTACTACACCCTCTGGTAGTATAGTAGGTTCTACTGTAAGTGGAAACTTATTACTTGCAAATAATACATCTACAATTTGACCATACGCTGCAAGAGTTTTAGTTTTTGTAACTTTAATAAAGACTCTAGACTTTTCAGCCTCAGTAAACTGAACATCTGAACCATAGATACCTCTATAGTTACGATAAGATCTTAACCATCTGTCTTCGTCTTGTTGTCTATAATCATCTGCACGTTTATATCTTTCCATTACAAATGGAATAATACCGCTAATATTAGCATCGTCAACTCCTGAGTCTTCAGAGTCTTCTAATACTACTTGCTCGTCATCTGTAAATTCTTGATCTTCTGCCATTTATAATACCTTTAATATCCAAAAGTTTTGTCTGCCATTGGCATACTAGATTGGGGTCGTCCGTGTGGGTCATAGTCAAATATACTAAACCTTGGTCTAGACATGATACCATATCTTAGTGCATCGTACAAGTGATCTTCACTATGTGTATCAATATCTTCTGGATTTTTTTTATCCAGTGGTATTGACGGTAATTGAGAAACCATGTTAACGCAGTTATTAAAAAAAACTAATCTAGGTTCTTCTGTAAACTCATCAACTTGTAGTCTTCTATGTATCTCATTTTTACCTGCAACTCTTGATCCCTTACTTCTATCTGAAGGTCTCCAACGACATCCTCTACTTACCATCTGCTCTGCAAGACTAGGACCAGTATCCCCTCTTTTGTGCCAAAGAGAACTGTCCAAAACTCCGTATCTAATAGGACCGTCACCTGCTTCCAACTCTAGTATTCTGTCTGCTAAATCTGCAGCTAGTACTTTACCTACATACAGTTCTCTGTAAACAATTAACTGTTCGTTAGGGGCGCAAGCAAACCATACTACTCCAGACTTACTTCCGTAACCATAGTCACATGCTCTGAATCTTACCCAGTTACTTGGTATATCAAAGGGTTCAATTACATGTATGTTTCTATCAAACTCTGTAAAGGCTGCCCCTTCTTTAATATCCCAATCACCGTCTAGTAGCTGTCGTCTTTGTTGTTCTGGTAGTGACAAAAGCATTGCTTCGTAGTCACCTTGTTTAGCCAAGTAGGGATTGTCTTTTAGTCGTGCTGGTATAAACCTACGTTTAAATAAAGTTATACCTGCTTTTTCGTGTCCTTCTGGATACTTTAGTATTTCTCCAGTTTCAATATCTGTTGCATCAAATGTTACATTTGGTACTGCTGGGTCAATAAACATTTTCTTAACCCAATTGTGACCCCTACCTCCGGGGTTTGTAGTTGCCCTCATAAAGATAGGAAGGTCTGGTGCAGTAGACCGTAAACGAGAACGCATGTAGTTCCATGCATATGGTGTGGCCCATTGAGTTAACTCGTCAAAGCCTATCCAGCTAAATGCCAGACCCTGATAACGCAAGACATCGTCTTCTCTATCAAGATACGACATCCACAACCTTGCGCCAGAAGGCGCGGTCCACTGCATCTTTCTTTCAGACCATTTAATTCCGGGCCATATCTTGGGGTACATCTCTTGTGATTTAAATATAAGTTCACGTAACTCTTCCGTTGTGTGTCTTAGTAGTAGACCACTAAAAGCAGGATGCCCCATATACCTCAGAGGGTCTGCAAGCATTGCGTAGGATTTACCACCCCCAGCACTGCCACCATATAATACTTCTCGTTCACTTGCTGCTAGAAAATCTGTTTGTGGGCCTTCATTAGGCTTAAAAATTATATTATGATCTTCTTCTATTTTTTTGACTGCAGCAAAATTAATATTGCTAGTTTCTATTACTTTAGATTGCGGCTGCTTCTTTGGCTCCTGTACGACTTTCTTCAATTTCTTTCGCTTTGGAGATTGCCTTTTCCGCATACTCTGCCCATTGGCGTAGGCTTCTAGCTTTGTTACTTCTTCTTTGCTCATTATCCAATCGTTTCCTTAAACCTACGTGAGATATAGATCTACCAGTATTTGTAGTCAACCAGTTTGCTACTTCACGATATGAGTATTGTTTTAAATACTTTTTTGCCATTTCAAGTTTGTCGAGTTGGTCAGTGATTGGATTTAATATGGCATTGTCTTCTGTGTCTTCTTCATACCCAAAAGGTACTGTTCGTGATATTCTAGGTATCTTTACCCATTCATTATTCTCTTGTATATCTATGGGCTGTGGGAGTTTCCATTTACCAAGAGATCTATTAGTCATCGTTTACTACAACTTTTGGTGGCATTAACATTACACCACCTTTAGCTTCTACTTGTACTTTTTCAGTTTTAACTAAACCTGTACGATCTAGTAATTCTTTTGCTGCACTTAACTTGTCACGTATGCCTAGCTCTGTTGGTTCATATAAACCCCCTACTATAGACATCGCAGCTTTAGGTGCATTACTTGCCATATAAGACTGTGTTGCATCTAAGATTTCATCTTTTAAACTATTGACTACTTCACGAGTATTGTATGTAGGTGCATACCCAGCTAGTTTTTTTGCAATAGCTACATCACCACCTGCTTCATCAAACAATACTGATAAAAACTTTTGTTGTTTCTCTGTTAATTCACGTGCCATTATTTTTTCTTCCTGCTAGATATCTTGGAACCTCCAGCTTTTTCTTTTGCTTTCTTTGAAAGGTCTTTAAGGTGAACCACAACTTTAGAACTTTTAGTATGCGTTTTACCTGTATGTACAGATCCATCAGGCATTTTGTGAGTACCACCATTATATTTTCTACCGTCCTTGTAGTAGTGCTGTACGCCTTTAGCCATGTTATTCTCCTAGCATTTCTAGTGCTGTCTCTAAGGTTTCGTGGTTTCTACGAGTCCACCCTTTACCAAAAGTTTTAAAAGTAGTAAGACCTTCATAAAAGTTTTGACGAGTAGAATGCATCTTAGTAATTATATCTTTAGGTTTCATATTGTGTACAGCTTTAATTGTCATAGGGCCAATACCACCATCAGCAGTAACGCCCACAATCCTCTGTAAGGCTTTTGCAGAACGGCCCATTCCACTATTAACCCCCCAATCAAATACAGACCAATCAACTCCACTAGGTAAATCGTCACATCTCCCCCTATCCCAATAGTTTTTTCTATATATAGGATAGACATCTACTGGTGTTAATGCTCTCATTTCATCTTCTGTGGCGTTATGTCCAGTGTACGCATCATACACAGCTTTAGTAACACCTAAGTTGGTCATGCCTCCGGGGTCTGAAGGATGATTTACAAAACCACCTTCATGTTTCAGAAGCATACTCATGCAAGGTACAAAGTTTTCTATACTCATTTTTTAGCTATATTCTTAACTTTTTCAAATGAACGTAAACCGCCAAGTCCTAACATTCCCATAAGAACAGTCATCAAACTACCCATATCAAATGCAGGTAGAGGTGGTAGTTCTGCTCCAAACATTGTAGCAAAGAAAATTATACAGGGTTGTAGAATAAAGTGATACATTAAAGCAATACCACAGGTCCATCCTACAAAAGGTCGCCACCCACCAATAAAAATAGAACCAGACTTTGCCTCTTCTTGATTAACTTTAATCTGAGACATAGCTAGTTCTTGTGCGTGACGTTCTGCCATTGTAGAAATCTCATGAGCTAAAGCAGCCTTCTGATCTTTGTCTTCAATGAACTTGTCAAGTAGTCCTGTAACTGGGGATATAAGTTGAGCTAACATTATTTTTTCTTCTTAGCCATTCCA